TCTAATAAATACATTCGATGCCTGAGAATCAGTTGACTTAATGCTTCCAGCAACAGTTCGCATAACACCAACATACGAACCAAATGTAATTGGCTGCACATTGATAATAGCTCGATACTGTTGTGGACTAGTGGATGGAATTGATGTTACTGAAGACTTAGCAATAGTAATAGTCTGAATGACCTGAGTGCAGCTAGTTGGGCCGCCCCGGAGTCTTGGCCGCTCGCTGCGGTCGGTTTGGATATGGACGCATCGGGTCGGCTGTGGACAGCGTTCGCCGTGCACGGTCCCGACCCGAGCGTTCACGTCGAGGTGTTGCCGGATGACCTGTTAGCCGCAGGTGCTGATGCGGCTGTGCGGTGGATCGTGCAGCGGTGTCGGAAGCGACTGCCGGTGGTGATGCCGGCCGACTCGGGCGCCTCGGTGTTGGAGCCGGCACTTCGCGGCAAGGGCGTCAAGGTTTACCGACTCAACGCGACCGACTGCACCGTGGCGTCGGCTGGCTTGGCTCAGGCGATGAAGGATGGCGAGGTCTCCCACTTGGCCGACCCGCTGCTGGAGAAGGCGATCGGCGAGGCGACTCGCGAGGACGTGAAGGCTGGTGGCTGGCGCATCGGCCGCGCCGGTGAGTGGTCGGGTGCGCCGGAGTATGCCGTGGCGTGCGCCCGCTTGGGTGCCGTGAAGTGGTCGAAGCGTAGAGCCTCGCAGGAGGCAGGCGGCGGGGGGAGTGTGATCGTGCTGTGATCGACGTCCCCGGAATGTCGGGTGCCGAGTTGGCGCTGACGAACGCTCTCCTGGGCCAGCTAGGGGCGAAGCGGCACCGGAATGCGATGCGCGCGGCCTACTACGACGGCCGCAACGCGATTGAGGATTTCGGGGTGTCTATCCCGCCGGCTTTCCGCAACGTCGCGGTCGTGCTCGGCTGGCCGGCGAAGGCCGTCGATATCCTCAACCGTCGGTGCGTTTTCGAGCAGTTCCATTCGTCGGGCGTGGACTTGGCGTCCTCTGGCGTCGAGCAGGCGTTCGCAGACAACCGCATGGCGCGGGAGTTGCCGCAGGTCGGCGTGTCGTCGCTAGTGCATTCGGTGGCGTGGCTTATCACTACTCGTGGCGACGTGGAGGCGGGTGAGCCGAAGGCGCTCATCACGGCCCGCGACGCGCTCACAGGAACGGGCGAGTGGGACTTCCGCCGCCGCCGCCTCTCGTCGTTCCTGTCGGTTATGGCGACCAGGGACGGGGAGCCGTCTCAGGTGGCGCTGCACATTCCCGGCCAGGTCATTACGGCGACCCGCGGCCGATCCGGCTGGTCGTCGGAGCGGCAGCGGACGGGCTCAGATCGGGTGATGGTGCACCCTTACGTCTATCGGCCGAACCTGGGCCGCCCGTTCGGGGCGTCGCGGATCAGCCGGGCGGTCATGTCGCTGACGAATAGTGCGCTGCGGACGGTCGTGCGCTCTGAGGTGTCTGCGGAGTTCTATTCGTCGCCGCAGCGGTACCTGCTCGGCGCGGATAAGCAAGCGTTCACCGACGCGAGCGGCAATGTCCAGAATCAGTGGCAGGCGATCCTCGGGCGCGTGTGGGCTGTGCAGAAGGACCAGGACGGCGACACTCCCACGGTGGGCCAGTTCCCGCAGTCTTCTCAGCAGCCGCATATGGATCAGCTCAAGGCGTGGGCGCAGCTCTTCGCCGGGGAGACATCCATCCCGATCTCGTCGCTGGGTATTTCGAGTGACGCGAACCCCACGAGCGCCGAAGCGTATCTGGCGTCGCGCGAGGACCTCATCACGGAGGCCGAGGGCACGACGGATGGTTGGGGTGTCGCGCTGGAGGGCGTGGCTGCCGACGTGGCTGAGGTCATGAATGACGGTCCGGTGGATATGTCGGGTGTCACGGCGGCTTGGCGGGATGTCCGGTTCACGTCTCGCGCGGCTGCTGCGGATGCTGGCGCGAAGATCGCCGCTGTTGTGCCAGGTCTCGCTGACACTGAGGTCGGTTTGGAGCTGCTGGGCTTGTCGCCGGACCAGATCCGCCGCTTCCTGGCGGAGCGGCGCGTCGCGGCCGGCCGTGGCGTACTGGAGGGCTTGCGAGCGCAGGTCGCGGCCCCGGATGTCGTCGCCGCGCAGTAGGCAGCGGCAGGCGGTCGCGGACTTGGCGCGGCTGGCGTTGCGGGAGATCGAGTTGACCTGGCCGAGGTTGACGCCGGAGTCGCTGCCGGAGGTGCTGGCGGCGCTCGCGGGCAAGTACGGCGATGCTGCGGCGGCGCTCGCGGCTGACTGGTACGAGGCGGAGCGGGAAGCGGCCCGGGTGGGTGGTCGGTTCGCGCCGGTGCTCGCAGAGGTGCCGGATATCGGCCGCTGGCAGTCGCTCGCCGGGTGGGCGTATGCGATGGCCACGAGCGACGGCGCGGCCCTCGCGCTCGTGTCGGGCGGTTTCCAGCGGTCTCTCGCGGACCAGCACCGACTCACAGTGGCGCGCTCGTCGGTCGCGGACCCCGCGGCTCGCGGGTGGGTGCGCGTGGGCGACGGGTCATCCTGCGATTTCTGCCGGTCGCTCATCGGTCGCGGCGGGGTTTACACGTCGGAGACGGCCGATTTCCTGTCGCACGACCATTGCGGGTGCATCTCTGCTCCCGCCTTTCATTGACCACCGACCCCGCACGGGGTCGACTTTCCCGCACGGGAGGAACACGCATGTCCGAGAACCCCGGAACCGATGTGACCGTCGACGTCGCGCCTGCACAGGCCGACCCGAAACCGACGGATATCGACTGGAAGGCGCAGGCCCGTAAGTGGGAGGCGCAGGCGAAGGCCAACAAGGACGCGGCTGACCGGCTGGCGTCTTTGGAGGAGTCGCAGAAGTCGGAGGAGCAGCGGGCCGCTGAGCGCCTGGCCGATATGGAGCGGCGGGCGCAGGAGGCCGAGGCGAAGGCGTTGCGCCGTGAGGTGGCCGTGGAGTTCGGTCTCTCGCCGGCCGATGCCGCACTGCTCGACACGGTGTCGGATGAGGCCGCGATGCGGTCGCTCGCTGAGCGGTTGCGTCCGGTGGCGGATACGCGTGTGGGGGCTGTGGTCCCCGGTGAGGGCGGGCAGTCGAGCCCGCTTCCTCTCAACGGAGACGGCCTGGAGGCTGCGCTCCGATCCAAGCTCGGCATCGGCTAGCGCCGCTGCCCTAGGTCCCCAAGGAGGACTCAATGGCGATTACCGCCGCAACCAAGACCTCGGATTTCTCGGGGTTCCTGACCCGTGACCAGTCCGAGGCAATCTTCGAGCAGGCTGCACAACAGTCTGTCGTGCAGCAGCTCGCTCGCCGGGTGCCGCTCGGCATCAATGGCCAGTCCATCCCCGTCGTGACCGGCAAGATGTCCGCAGGGTGGGTCGCTGAGGGCGCGCAGAAGCCGGCCTCTCAGGGGTCGATCGCGCTCAAGACGATGGACCCTAAGAAGCTCGCCGCGATCGCGGTCGTGTCCACGGAGGTTGTCCGGGCGAACCCGGGCGGCTACATGGACCTGCTGCGCCCGCAGATCGCCGAGGCGTTCGCGGTTGCGTTCGACGCGGCTGCGATGCACGGCACTTCCTCCCCGTTCACGACCAACCTCGACACCGGGTCTTCTACGCAGGAGTTCACCGGCACGGCGCCGGCGTTCACGGCCGTTTATGACGACCTGAACGCGGGCCTGGCGACGCTCATCAACGCGGGGAAGTACCCGAACGGCTGGGCTTTCGACCGACGCATGGAGCCGGTGTTCAACGGCACGAAGGACACGGCCGGCCGGCCGCTGTTCTTGGACGCGACCTACACGCAGAAGGCGGGCCTCATTCGTGAGGGCAGCCTGCTCGGCTACCAGGCGTTCGTCGGCAACGGCGTGTACGCGGCCGCCCCGAAGATCTTCGGCTACCTGGGCGACTGGTCTCAGTGCGCGTGGGGCGCGGTCGGCGGCATCTCCTACAAGGTCTCGACCGAGGCGACGGTCACGATCAACGGCAACCTCGTGTCACTGTTCGAGAACAACCTCGTCGCGATCCTGGCGGAGGCGGAGTACGGCTGGCTCGTCAACGACGCGGCCTCGTTCGTTAAGTTCACGAACGCCAGCTAACGACTGCTACAGGAGTGAGCATGGCTGTGAAGAAGGCAACCACCACCGACGACCTCGCAAAGTCCGACGACCCGACCCCGCCCTCGCTTGAGGAGCAGGTTGCACGCGTTGGCGAGGTCACCGACGCGGGCGTGGTGGCCGATGTCGCCGCCCCGAAGATGGTGAAGCTCAAGGCCCCGACCGGTGCCGTGACGGAGGTCCCCGAGGGGATCGTCGACGCGCTGCTGGATTCCGGCTACAAGAAGTGACGGAAGGGGGCGACTGTGCTGCTCGCGCCTGCTGACCTCGCGCCGTTCGCGACCATCGACGCGGCGAAGGCCGCTGCGATGATCGAGGACGCGGAGGCGCTGGCCGGCGCGGTCGCCCCCTGCCTCCGCCACGCTGATTTCCCGGCTAGCGATTATGCGGCGGCGGCGAAGGCGATCCTTCGCGGCGCCGTGTTGCGCTGGCACGATTCGGGTTCGGGTGCCGTGTCTCAGCAGACGGCCGGGCCGTTCTCGGTGGCGTTGGACACCCGCGCGGATCGCCGGGCGATGTTCTGGCCGTCCGAGATCGCGCAGCTGCAATCGCTGTGCGCGATGTTCAACGACTCGCCCGCCGCGGCGGGGGCTTTCGAGTTGGACACCACCCCGGCGGCTGTGAGCGATGTCCCGCTGAACTGGTGGGAACTGCACATCCCCGCCCCGCCGTGGTCGCAGCCGTGATCTTCGCCGGTGCGGGTTTCGAGCCGGTGGACCTGCTGGCTCCGACGCTGACCCTGGACCCGTATTCGGGTGGGTCGGTGGAGTCGTGGGAGGCCCCGTCTACCACGGGCACGCTGTCGGCGCTTGTGGAGCCGGTGTCTTCGAGCGAGCCGGACAACCTGGATCGTCAGGCCGTCATCACCGGCTACAGGCTGTACTTCGATGGCGAACTGGACGTGTCGCGACTGTCTCGGGTGCGGGTTCGGGGTGCCGTGTGTCTGGTCGAGGGCTTCCCGGCAGCGTGGCGCATGCCGGTGACGGGCGAGGCGCGGACGGTGATGGAGGTGTCGTTCGTCAATGGCTGACCGGACTGTCATCAACCGCGCCGGCATCAAGGCGATGCTCAATGCCCCGGATGTGGCGGCGATGCTGGCCGCGGAGGCCGCACAGGTGCTCGCGCGGGCTCAGGCTGGCGCTCCGGTGCGCACGGGCCAGTATCGCGACTCTCTGCGCGCGTGGGTGGATCACACGGACCGCGCGGTGGCTCGCGTGGGCTCCGATGTGGATCACGCGCTGGCGGTGGAGGCCGAGACCGGCAATCTTGTGCGGGCGCTCGGATGACGTGGCAGCCCGCGGCGGTCGAGCCGGTCGATGTCGAGTTGCGCGCGACGGCGTACCTGCGCGCTAACCTTCCTGGCGTCCACGTGGGCGTGTCTCGCCCGACCGAGGCGACCACCCCCTACCCCGAGCGCGTCGTCTCCGTCAGGCGCGACGGCGGGCCGATTGACGGTGTGCTGGACCGCGCTCGGATCGGCTTGAATGCGTGGGCTCCGACCCGCAAGGACGCGCGGGACTTGGCCGCTGATGCTGTCCGGCTGCTGCTGGGCTGGCCGGCCACTCTCGCGACGGATGCGCCGGTCATGGCCCGCTGCACGATGGCCCCCTCGATCGTCTCGGACGACGAACCTCCGCGCTTCTATGCGGTCCTGGCGCTGACTTTCCGCGCTCTCTGATTTCCCCTCGCGCTCAACCCATTTCCCGGCCCGCGGGCCAAGCAACCTTTAGGAGAATCCCATGCCTGAGTCCATCGCTTCCCCGACTCTGACCAAGGGTGCCGTCCGCGTCGCCGTGTCGGGGTCGATCAACCTGGCGCCGGTCGGCACCACCTTGCCGACGTCGACCACGGGCAGCCTGCATGCGGCGTTCAAGCCGCTCGGGTACTTGTCCGAAGACGGGCTGGAGGAGTCGATCGAAGTCTCTCGTGATCCGATCCGTGGGTGGCAGAATGCGGCGACGGTCCGCGAGGTTGTGACCGAGGCGAAGCTGACTTACGCGGGCGTGCTCATCGAGACCACCGTCGCGACCGTCGAGGCCTACTACGCGGCCACGGTCACGCAGACCGCGACGCACGGCACCTACACGATCACCCCGGGCAAGTCGTCGGGTGCTATGGCTGGCGTCATCACGATCCTGGACGGCGCCGAGGTCAAGGTCATCACGTGCACGCGGCTGGAGGTCTTCAAGGCGTCGGAT